TGCTCTACCACCACCACCTTGAACCGCAAACAATAAATCATTTGATGAACCACCCCAGTTTCTCATGACAAAAGCATTGTCATTATCTTGTATGCCAAAGAAAGCTAGTTCCGTTTCAGAACCGTCAGCACCTTCATCAAAATATATACGTGGACTACGTGGGCCTTTAATTGCTATGCCGTGAAAATCTGTATTACCGCGAACAACCAAAGGTGTTCCATCAACATCTGGATTATTTGTATTAACTAATACGTTTCCATTTACAGATAATGGTGCAGCAGGGTTAGTTTGGCCTATACCAACATTGCTTGTTGAAGCGTCAATAAATAAATCATTTGTATTGAATACAATATCATCATTCGATTCAATAACAATATTATTTCTATTTACGCCTCTGCCTAGAGTTAATGAGCCTCCAGAATCCGAACTGTTGTTTTGACCTGCTGTGGCAATTTTACCATTACCATTAGCATCCATACCCATATATAATGATTGATAACCAGCGTCACTAAAATCTTTGTTATTACCTAAAAATATAAAAGATGGAATATTATTTCCAGCCGATGAGTTCTCAGCGTTAACAGCTAATCCAACATTATTATCAGAAGCGCTATCTCCTATTCTAAATACCGCTCTTGGATAATTGTTTGAGACTGAATAAGCAGTAAAACTTGCTTTTGCTCCACGAGTTGTTTCTATTGATGTAATAAAAGCGTCAGAAGCAGCAGCTACGGTGAGAATGTCAGATGGTGTATCAGTTCCTATACCAACATTACCAGAAGCTGTAAGATTATTAACTACCGCATCCTGGCCAGAAACCAAAAATAATCCAGTCTCAGAGTTTTGCACATAAGAAGATAAATCTACGCCAGTTATAAAGCCGCTGGGGTTTGAATTGGCATAAAAAGCTCCCGTATCGAAGGTTGTGACAAAATCGCCAGTTTCTGTTTTTTGAACCAGTAAGCCAGTCACAGTTTGAAGATCAGAAATGTCGCCATCATTTGATGTGATTCTACTATCTAAATTGCCTGTCGCCGTTTCTAAATAAGAAAGATCAACCCCAGTTATAAAGCCGCTGGGATTGGATGATGCGTAAAATTTATTGGTGGCAATTGAATCATATTCACCAGTCGCAGTAGATATTTTAGAATTTATCTGATTTTCTGTTAAGAAGTCGGATATTTCTGGGGGCCTAACAACGTCTCCTGTAACATAATTACTGTAATTGCCCGTTATTGTTATTGGGTCACCAGTACTAACCGTTATTGTAGCAGAGTTGCCGCTTGTGGTTGTTACTTCTACCGCACTTGAGCCAGATATTGTTACAGCGTCACTTAGCGCCTGCGCTAATATAACTGAAGTAGAGTCTTCGCCAGAAACTGTTACAGATATGCTCATGCTGTTTCATTTTCAATAATAGACACGGAGCCTTTTAAAAGTTTTTCGGAGGTTCCATCGGTTTTATCTACAAATAGATCGTAAGAGCTATTTGCGGTAGATAGCGCCGAGGTTTGAGTTTTTGTAAGAGAAAGAGTAGCTACTCCATTTGTGGCGTCTCCAACCACAGTAGTAGTAAAATCTGCTTGTAGATTATTAGAGCTATCTATTCTGATTTGAGAAACTAAGGTCGCATTAGAAAGATCATAAGCGCTTCCGTCTTCATTTTTTATAGTTAGAGTAATTGAAAAAGTAGCTCTTTTTTCGATTATTATATTGTGTACTCCTGCTGCCATAGAGGTATTTACACATTTTTACAATAACATTCCCTCAAAAACGCAGTGGACATGCATATTGTTGTTTGTCGAAGAAACTACTTGAAACATTACATCGCTGCCGCCCGCTATAGGAAGAGGCATGTCAAAATTTATCACAGAAGGGGAATGGTTAGAAAGCGCTACAATTTCTTGAGTTCTAAAAACAGAATCTTTAAGCCTAACAACTAATTTTATTGTAAGGTTGGCGTTTGAATTTGTAGTTTTTGCATCGCAAGAAACGTGATATGAAGACAAGTTAAACTGCCTGTTAATTGGCACTGTATATATGGCCTGCATTGTTTGATTGTGGCCATTTTCAATTATACTTTTGACTGTATTTGGCGTGTCTGGCTCTCCGTTTGTATTCGCTCCATTTGTGTAAACAAATATATTGCCAGCAACATCATTGGTGTCATCATTAAAAACCCTATTGATTCTTGACCATTTTCCATCTAGTGTTATGCGGGTTTGACCCTGCATAAGCACGGTCTGCTCCTTTTCTTCAAAATTTTCATCTAATCCTTGAATTCTGATTGGCATGGTATCTAGCGCATTATTGCTAGAGATGTACATTGTTTCTCCAAGATTATTGGGAAAAACATAATCTCCAGCAACATCTGCATAACTCCAGATAGCTTCGTTTGAGGTAGACGAATTTACATCCTCATGTGTTCCAAATTTTCTGACAAACTTGCCAGTTTTTCTTTGTATGTCCGCTAAGTGAAATGAAGCCATACATTACTTTACACTTAACCAGAGCAAGATGAACATTCTAGCAAATTCCTGCTTAGCTCTTGAGATGGGTTTGTACCTCTTTGATAATAAAGGCTTTTAACTCCCTGTTCCCAGGCGAAAATCATCAGTTGGCTGACGTCTTTAGGAGACGACTTGGGATGAACCATAATATTGAGACTTTGAGACTGGTCGATGAATTTTTGGCGCTGAGCCGCTTGGATAATCACTTCTTTTTGGCTGATTTCTCCAAAGGTCTTATAAACCGATTTTTCGTCGTCAGAAAGAAATTTAAGGTGTTGGACTGATCCCCCTTTAACCAAAATGCTTTTCCATGTTGTCGCATCATTTTTTTCATATTTTTCTAGAACTTTTTCTAAATATGGGTTTTTGTAGGTAAATTTACCCTTAGCTAAGTCTTTTACAAAGTAGTTTGAATTCAGTGGTTCAATGCTTGGAGAGACTTGGCCAAGGATGAAGGAGCTTGATGTGGTCGGCGCTATAGCCATGGTAGTCACATTTCTTAAGCCATATCCTTTTAATACTTCTGGCTCTCCATATACTTGAGCCATTTGTTTAGAAGCGTTCTGCGTCTTTTCATAGATAAGTTTATGTATCTCAGAATTAAGAAATTTGGCCTGCATTGATTCAAAAGCTATATTTTTAGATTGAAGCAAAGAGTGCCAGCCGAGAACACCAATACCAAGAGCTCTTTGTTTTTCAGCGAATTTTGCTGGAGCATCCATAAATGGTATTTTTTTACATTTTTGTATAAATTCTGTCATGACTGCATCTAGAAACATAGTTAGAGTTTCTGGAGCGTCAGTCTCTTTCCATTGGTCATATTCAACCAAATTCATAGAAGAAAGGTTGCATACAAAAGATTCATCTGGATTTGAGTGAAGCGCAATTTCAGAGCAAAGATTACTTGCGTGGATTTTTAATCCCTTATCTTTGTAGACTTGCGGAGCATTGTTGTTCATGGCGTCCGAAAAGAAGATATAAGGATATCCGCTTTCAAAGCGCTTCTTTACGATGCATCCCCAAATCTTACGTTTTTCTTTGTCACCTGCAAGCATCTCTTTCATCCAATCGTCTCCAATGGTCACGCCAATTGACAAGTTTTGAATTTCGTGTCCGTCACTTCGAATTTCTAGAAATTCTAAAATATCTAGATGCTCAACGGGCATGTAAGCCGCAAAGCTTCCGCGCCTAACGTTACTTTGTGAAACAACATTAGCTACAGTTTCAAAGATCTCAAGAAAATGAACGGGGCCATTTGATTTGCCGCCACTTGATATTTCAGCGCCACGCTCTCTGAGGTCTCCAAAATATCCAGAGGTTCCGCCTCCACCCTTCGTCATCATGCCGACTTCTGACCCTTTACTGAGGATAGCTTCCATAGTGTCGTCCACATAAGAACCAAAACAAGAAATCGGTAGACCTCTCTTTAGACCAAAGTTGGCCCAGATAGGACTAGAAAGACTGTAGAAACCCTTAGACATGTATTCTACAAACTTATCTGCAAAACCTGGAATTCCAAGTGTTTTTTGAGCTGACTCCGCAATCTGCTTGATTCTTTCTTCGGGGGTCTGACCCTCTTCTAGGTACCCACGTTTCAAAAAGGTGCGAGAGTCTTTATTTAGCCAGTAATATGGTTTATTATTCATTATTAGTTAGGAGTTGTATCTGCTTCTTTTTTCTTATATAACTGATCTATGAGTTTTTGGGTTGTTTCTATTTTTGAATTGATTGATTCAATTTTCTCTATTTTAAGCTCCACTTCCTCTCCTATATTAGAGTGCTCTCCGACGCCAACGGGACTATTTAGGTAGATAATTAAATCTTGTGTTTCTATAGCTCTTTGGCCTACTAATTTTTGCAATATTGCTTCTAGATAATTCATAATTAAAATAAATCGTCTTCGTCAAATGATTTGTCCTTTTTGGAATATTCGACAGGACGCTTGAAGAAAAAGTCTGTGGCGGAATTGCCTAATACATCTTCATCAAACCACATAGTAAGGCTTATTTTATCTTTGTCAACATCAAAAACGGGTTGAAATCCAATTTGTTCAAGTGACTCATTTAGTCTATTTTTAATAAACTCTTTTAAAATATCAGCATTTAGCCCCTCTCGGTCATAATCATCCAAAATCCAATCAATAATTTTAGATTCTGCTTCAAACGCAGATTGAGCTTCTTCTTTGAGCTTGTCTGGCAGATCTGCATTAAAAAGCTCTGGATACTCTTCTCTAAGCGTATTTAAAATTTTAGTCCCAACTAACCCATGAATATTTTCTTCACGACTTGTATACGCCACTTGTTGGGCAGTATCTTTAAGAACGTTATCGAATCTATTGAACCAATTGATGATATAGAACTGGCTAAACAAAGATACGTTTTCGACAAAAAGCGTAAACAATATCATTGAGTAGATATATTGTTTTTTCTCGTCTTTGTAGCACTTTTCTAGGTACTTTTTCAGATAATCAACTCGACCTTTAATTATTGGAAGTTTTAGATTTTCTTCAAATATATCTTCAAGCCCAAGGACGCTCAAAAGCCTCTCATAGGCATTATTATGAATGACCTCAATATTAGCCATAACGTATCCAAGGTCAGTAATGCCTGGGTGCGGAAGATTGTCTCCGAGGTTCGCCCAAAACTTTTTTACAGATACCTCTACCTGGCCAATTGCAGATAAAGTTCTTTTTATAATTTCTCTTTCTTGGTCGTTTAAATTTACCTTAAAGTCTTGAACGTCAGACTGAAAATTAAATTCTTTGTCAGTCCAAAAGCCATTATGCATGGCGTTTACAAAATCATCCGTCCACGGATACAGATTTGGTTTTCTTGATAATTGTTCTTCAAATAGCATATGAGTCAATTTACACGACACAGCCGATATGTCAATTATTTTTTTCGAAATCAAAAATATATTTTTTTGTACTTGACTTTTTGTGTATTCGTTGTAATATTGAGTATTATTACGAACGAGCGGACGGAGGACGCGAGAGAGTAATATATATAAGTAAATATTTATAAGTATTTTATAAAATATATATAAGTATTTATTATTAAATATATACAAAATAATATTGACTTTTTTAGAAAATACTTCAAAATGGCAGTCAATGATCAAAAACGAAAAGGATGAAAGAAGTTTTTACTTCTGTGAGAGCGCAGATTGGTCTTCGGTTATTTTAGCGGAGTCAAATTCAGAAGCTGCGGGCAAGGCTGTAAAAGAGGCAAATTTTATTTATGGAGAAGGTTTACTTGTTTCTCCTTGCATTAGGGTGAAAAAAATTCAAGAAGAACTTGAAGATCAAGATATTGTTTTTAGAATAGATCAAGTGTTTGCTGATATAGGTATGCACAAAGAATCTAAGATAGTTTCAGAACTTTTAAAAGACGTAAAATGATAGGAATAGGCGGATTAGCAAGATCAGGTAAAGATACATTGGCTCAAAATTTAACCGATATTATCGAGGCGGACATGGGGTACGAGGTTAGAACGTATTCTTTTGCTGTGCCAATAAAGTGCCAGATGTCTAATTTATTGGAAGACTATTATCATATATCGGCATTTACAGACGATACTGAAGAAAAGCTTATAATTAGACCCCTATTAGTTGCTCACGGAGAGCAGATGAAGAAAAATTGGGGCAAAGATTTTTGGCTAAAAGAACTTATGGCTAAGATTGAAGAGGATAGAAATGTGAATAAAAAAATATTTCCTATAATTCCTGATGTTAGATTTGATCCTGAAGCGGAAAGAGTGAAAAAAGAGGGCGGCGCAGTCATACATTTATCTAAAATAGGCAATAAACCACCAAACGATATCGAATCAAAAAACGACCCACTTGTTAAAGCTGTTTCAGATTTGTCCCATACTTGGCCAGAGTATAAACTAAATGACATGGAACAATGTCACGATCACGCACAAATTTTGTGGCAAATGTTAAAAGAGTCTCACGGAAAAAAATGGAAGAAGATTTACAATTAATAAATAACGTAAAAAAACTCCAAGATTCGTCTTCTGTTCAAGAATTGATAGATAGACACTCTGGGATATATATCGAAATGGTAAATAAGTATTTACCAAATGATATGAGTGGCGTTATAAAGGACGACGTTCTGGAAGACAAAAATTTCTGCATTTACGATGCGGCTATTAAATTTGACGAAAACAAAAATACCAAATTCAGCACTTATGTTGGAAACTTGGCTAGATGGAAATGTTTGAATATTTTTAATAAAAATAAAAAATTTCCCCATTATTCCGTAGATGAGTCTTTTGACGACAAAGTGTCATGCGATTCGGGAATGACAGAAATACAAAACAAAGAAGATATTGAAAGGGTATTTTCGTCTATAGATCTGATAAAAGATAAAAGGGTAAAAAAAATATTTAAGATGAGGTATAAAAACAATAAAAAGTTGACGCCTTGGAAAAAAATTGCAAAAAAGCTTGACTTATCAATACAAGGATGTATAAACATACACAATAAACATTTAACAGAAATAAAAAAATATGTATAGTAATATAACAATGGTAGGAAATCTCGCAAGAGATCCAGAATCGCGTCAGGCTGGTGAATATAACGTCACACGCCTTGTGGTAGCAGTAAACGATAGTCGTCAAAAGGACAAGGTTTCTTATGTCGACGTAGAAGCATGGGGCAAGCTTGGAGAAAATTGCCAGAAGTATCTAACCAAAGGTCGACAAGTCTTGGCTGACGGCCGTATTGTCCAAGATACTTGGGAAAAAGACGGAAAGAAACAGTCTAAGCTTTACGTAAAAGCGGATAACGTCCAGTTTTTGGGAAGCAAGTCGGATGGGCAGACCACTCCAGCGGCTACTACAAATACTAGCACAGGGACAGACGAAGATATTCCTTTCTAATGCAATTAATTGTAGAAGCTCCTGTCAATTCGTTGAGTTTCGGAAACGTAACGTACAACCTCTTGCGTCAGTTTTGGCGCAAGGGCGTTGACGTTATTTGGTATCCACTATCAGGCAATTCAAATTTTGAATCTTTTAGCGATAAATTAGACAAAAATTTTGGAGAATGGTTACAAGAATCAGCCGCCAACGCAAATAAGAAAATTAATCAGGATATACCTTGCTTTAAACTTTGGCACCTTAATGGGTCTCAATCTAGGATAGGTAGCAAGCAGTTTCTATATTCATTTTATGAACTCGATAAGCCAACAGAAGAAGAAGTTAATTTAGCAAAATTTCAAAATAAAATTTGGTTTTCTAGTAACCACGCCGCAGAACTGTTTAAAGAAGCGGGCGTAGATGCTGGCGTCATACCTGTTGGTTTTGACGAAGATTTTCACAGAACAAATAGACAATACTTAAATCCAGATGTGGTCCATTTCGGGCTTATGGGAAAATTTGAAAAGCGCAAACATACAGAAAAAATTATAAAACTTTGGCTATCTAAATATGGGAACAATAACAAATACCAATTAAGCGTTCTTATTACAAACCCATTTTTCAAAGAAGAAGAAAACAAAAATCTTTTTGCAAACTGTTTAGAAGGCAAGCGATATACAAATATCAACTTTCTGCCTTATTTAAAAACAAACACAGAGGTTAATGATTTTTTAAATGCGATTGACATTGATCTTACTGGACTAAGCGGTGCGGAAGGCTGGAACCTACCATCCTTCAACGCAAGCTGCCTCGGCAAGTGGTCTATTGTTCTCAATGCTACAGCCCACAAAGATTGGGCTAATAATTCTAACTCAATTATTGTTGACTCAAATGGAATTGAGCCATGCTATGACGGAAAGTTTTTCCAAGAAGGTTCACCATTTAATCAGGGAAATATTTACACCTGGGATAGTGACGTTGTGGCACAAGCTATGGATACAGCCGTCTCAAAAAAGGGACAAATTAACACAGAAGGAGAGAAGCTAAAAGAAGAATTTTCTTACGGTCGCTCTGTAGACCGCTTACTTAAAGGGATTGAAGAGCTGGGTTAGTTTTGGCATACTGCCTGCAAATAGAAACGCCTATGTATTCAAATTTAATAGATCAAATTGAAAACGCCTTTTATGAAGGCTTTAATGATACCTCTTTCCATAAACATGGTAAGGGTTATGTTGGACCAATAAAAATCAAAGACGAAGAAAATCATTACATCGTCGAAAAAGTTATTGTCGGTTTTGGGTCAGAAGAAATTACCGCAAATGTTCGTAAGAGTATTTTGAAGGTTTTTGTTAACAACGAAAAAGAGAAACCAATCGATATCGTCAGCCTTAGAATTGACACTGATTATATTAATGCCGCTAAGATTTCATCTAAACTAAAAAACGGAATCTTGCAGATTAAATTACCAAAATCTGAAAATTCAAAAACAGTCCAAATTTCAGTAGAATAAACTACAAAGCCTCCGATTGAAAAAGTCGGGGGCTTTTTTATAATTTGTTATGCCATTATACTTATACGAAAATAAAGAAACAGAAGAGATCGTAGAGGTCCTTCAGGGTATGAATGATGCCCACGAGTATCACGGTGAGGATGGATCAGAGAAAGGTCTCTGGAGGCGTGTTTATGTCAATCCCTCGCTATCTTTTGACACGAAGATGGACGCCTTCGACTCTAAATCTTTTGTTGCTTCAACTGTCAATAAAAATGACACATATGGAGACCTACAAAATAGAGCCGCAGAAGCATCAGAAATTAGAGCGCAAAAAAACGGGGGAGTAGACCCAGTTAAAGAAAAATATTACGACAATTACAAGAAAAAGACAAACGGCAAACTACACCCAAATGAGCAAAAAGAAAAGTTTCAAAAAGCGATAAAAAATGCAGAGAAAAAGGGGCTAAAGGTAGATCTTTAACCTTGCTCTAACAAAACGAAATTACCATCACTCAGCAACAAGTGGCTTGAGTTTTCTAGCAACAACGAACCAGAAATATTAGGAAGTTGAACTTCGCATTTATGAATATCAAAATTAAAGGATAGCTCGGAATTTAGTTCTTGGCTAATCGACAAAGAATTACCTTGAGATTGAAACCTTGCTTCATTAAGCTGTATATTAAATGCTTGTTTGCCGTAGTTTTGCCCACTTATATTTAAAGTATAAGACTCTTCTGAATTTAAAAAATCTTTTAAATTTGCACGTACGCCACTAACCTCAAAAGTTGAAACTTTATTAGAAAAATTAAAATTACCCTGATTAGGAAATAAAGACTTTCTTATTAAGGGGTATTTTTTTCCTATTCCATAGATATCTTTTCTATTGATCGGTAGGTCCAAACTAAAATTTTGAATACAATCAGATTTAATTAAAAAATTACCCACAGACCCATTCCCACTTATAGTAACATTTGTCGAGTAATGTGGAATTACGGTTTCAATCACCGAAGAAGACCCGCTGATTTCAGATATTTGAAAACTAAGATCCTGTGACTGGTTTCCCGATAAATTTAACGCTGGGCATTTTCCGCTAAATACGGAACCGCCTTGCAGTAATGCCTGAGCTTCGACATTGCTACCAACAAAAGAGTAGCTAGAATTTATTATGCCATTGACGGATTGAGACATTGAAATGTCTTTTAAAAAACAATTTCCAAAACCAATAACGTCTTTACCAGACAAATTAGAACCATAAACATCGACGCCCCTTTTGTCTCCTACTACTGCATAAAAATTTCTGTCAAAATCTAAATTACTTTTCGTCTCACTACTAGTAAACATTGAAGAAAATAAATCTCCAAAATCTTCAAATGAATTAATTGTAATATTTATATCTGGAGCTTTTGTTATCGACTGGTTAACAAAGCTTTTTGTGCCCAGCGAAGCGACATTCGTTCTATCAATGTCAAAAGAAAAATCAATACTTTCGATCAGAGGCAGAAACGAGATATTATTGCCACTATTTGATTCTGCGCTATATGCAGGAAAATCGCTCTTTAATAAAGCTATATTTTCATAAGTTATTATCGGTCTATTCATATTAATTCACATGACTATGATTACACAGGGCCTCCATCAGTGATATTCCAAAAGTACACGCCAGTTAGATTAGTTCTTGCTGCATCGGCCGCACTACCAAGAGTGTATTGGCTATTACCAAAATGAGCATCGATTCCATTTGCTACACTTTGAGAATTCCACCCCGTTAACAAAGAATCATAACGAAAGGTTGGTAACGTTACATTAAAGGCAAATTGAGATAAACTATTACTTGATACACAAGACTCTACATTAAATTTATCCACGCCAATTATATCTACTAGCGATGAATCTCTATAAAACATTCTTTGCATGGTAGTGGCGGAAGATGTGTCAAAGGAAGACAGATCCAGTCCAGTCAGCTGGGAACAATCACGGAATGTTTGATAAAATGAGGTTACAGAAGACGTATTAAAACTAGATAAATTTAGTCCAGTTAAATCCTCACAATCATAAAACATCTGATTCATGCTAACAACCGAGGCGGTATTAAAACTAGATAAATCTAGTCCAGTTAAATGCTGGCAAATATAAAACATCTGAGTCATATCCTCAACCGAGGCAGTGTTAAAATTAGATAAATCTAGTCCACTTAAATCCTTACAACTATCAAACATCCGAGTCATATCTTCAACTGAGACAGTGTTGAAACTAGATAAATTTAGTCCAGTTAAATCGAAACAGCGACGAAACATTTCAGACATGTCGTTAACCAAAGATGTATTAAAGCTAGATAAATCCAAATCCAATATACTTTGGCAATTATAAAACATTCTTTGCATAGTAGTAGCGGAAGATGTGTCAAAGGAAGACAGGTCTAGCCCAGTCAGCTGAGAACAATCACGGAATGTTTCATAAAATGTGGTTACAGAAGGCGTATTAAAACTAGATAAATTTAGTTCACTTAAATTGTAGCAACCATAAAACATCTGACTCATGCTAACAACCGAGGCGGTGTTGAAACTAGATAAATCTAAAGCCAATAGACTTTGGCAATTACGAAACATCTGAGTCGTATCTTCAACTGAGGCGGTGTTGAAACTAGATAAATTTAGTACACTTAAATCGTAACAACCATAAAACATTTCAGACATGTCGGCTACCAAAGACGTATTAAAGCTAGATAAATCCAAAACGAATATATTTTGGCAATTACGAAACATCTGAGTCATATCTTCAACCGAGGCAGTATTAAAATTAGATAAATTCAAATTCGATAGATTTTGGCAACCATGAAACATTTCAGACATGTCGGTGACCGAAGAAGTATCAAAATTAGATAAATCTAGTACAGTTAAATCCCCACAATTTTCAAACATTTTAGACGTACCAGTAACAACAGATGGGCTAAAATTTAAATCACTTAAACCAGTCAACAAAAAGCAATTTTCAAACATACTACTCATATTAAGAGCCGACTCAGCGCTAAAGCTGAACAAATCTAATCCTGACACATCTTGACAATCCGAGAACATAAAACTCATATCAGCAACCAAAGATGTATCAAAACCAGAAACATTTAATGTATTCATTTGATAGCAGGAATCAAACATGCCGTGCATACCTACAACCGAAGAAGTATCAAAATTAGATAAATCTAGTACAGTTAAATCCCCACAATTTTTAAACATTCGAGTCATATCTTCAACTGAGGCAGTGTTGAAACTAGATAAATTTAGTCTAGTTAAATCGTAACAACCATAAAACATTTCAGACATGTCGGCTACCAAAGATGTATTAAAGCTAGATAAATCTAGTCCAGTTAAACGCTCACAGTTTGTAAACATATCCTGCATGCCAGTAACGCTAGAAGAGTTGATGCTACTCAAATCTATCCCCGTCAAAGCATAGCAATCTCGAAACATTCCTTCCATATTAGCTACCAAAGAAGTATCCGTGTTTCCCGCTTTAAACGAAGTCATGTTTGAAAAACCAAAAAATGAATTACTCATATCGGTCCAACCCATAATTCCAAGCTGATCAATCGATGTAACTTTTGTTTTGTCGCTAGCAATAGGCAAAGCTATATTTGGCATATAACCACTTATTCTTATTTGATAATCTCCAACACCCGTATATAGGTGAGTTAAATCAGGATCGTTGTACCCAGTAATGGTTACTATTTGCCCATCTCCCCATCCAATTTTTACATCGTTTCCATCTTCATTTTCCCCAGAAATTACTATTTGCTGATTAGGTGCTGTAGTTGAGATGTTCATTATAAATTCATTACTATCTGAATTACCTCTATAGTTATCGAAAAGACCAGGTTTCTTAAATAAAAATATTTCATCTAGAACTATATCTAAATCGTTGCAATCTTTATATACAAACTTGTGCTCAAAAGATTTTACTACAAAGAACTTCTTCTTATTATATAGCTGGGGCAATGTTAACTCAAGTGGCCTATAATCTTCATGCTTTTCTATAAAATGAATAATGGATCTAGCTTCTTTATCCGATCTATTTTTTAAAGATAAAGATAAATCTTTTATTAACCCACCATTTTGGTCTTGTTTAATAAAAGAAGAAAACGAATCTTTTAGGTCAAAAATATTATTAGACCTATCGGAGCCTATAGATATATCATCATCTATTTCGTAAAAAAAAGATTTTGACCAGTGTGAGTTCGAACCAGTAGGGCTGTTTGTATATTCAGATGTATGACCAGACAAGCAGTAATAAAAATTTTCTCTCCTATCAGCTATTCTATAATAATTTCCAGTTTGAAAATCACTTGAAATTTGCTCGGCATAACCTGAGTAGAAAATTACGTCGAACTCTTTATAATTAATACCAGTATCCCATCCAGTATAAAAATTAGCAGCATTTAAATAAGAAGAGCCGCTCCAATCAAAAAGTGAAGAATACCCATTTTTTGATAAATTTAAATCTATATCAAAAAGCCCATTATGGAACTTAAAGTCGTAATTTTCTATAAATAGTTCGTCTATATTTTTGTATATAGAGCCAGTTGGAAAAGCTATTTCTACCCCACTAGGAGTCAATGAATTAAAGTCAAGATAATTTTTATCAGTATCAAGAACGGTTTCTATAAAATGTAAAAAAGACCTAGCCTCATCTTCTGTTTTATTGGAAAACTTTAAATTAAGCTTTATATTAGTTCCATTTACTCCTTTTGAGAATTTTTTATAATAATTGTCCGCTGCATTAAAATGGACATTTTTATTTTCAAAAGACACCGTTGAGCCATATTCTGGTACAAAAGTGAACGGCAAAACGGGTCCATCTATATTGTGATCCCTGTCGTATCTGTTTATAGAATCAGTCATTTATTTTTTATATAAGTAGCTCAGTGTTCCACCAGTTCTGGATTCCTCTTGGACAACCGTAGTGACCGCAGCCTTAACCTTCTGCGCGAATTCTCGCTGTTGATCTGTGTTGTTCTGCCCGCCCGTTTGCTCCGCTGTGCCATCTTGAATATTAAAAGTAAAATCTGAATTGTTTGTTGTTGGAGATCCTACACTATAACCTGTGCCAGCTTCAGCGGATACTGGGCCGACAACACCTCCGTTTTGAAATCCGCGCATAGGCATGACCCCTTCGTTTATACTCGACAAGAATCCAGATCCATACTTTTCGACCGCAGATTTTTTCATCACAAACTCACCAGGAGTTAGCATCGCTGGAACTGTGTCGGTTGATCCTACAGAACCTCCGTTCGCAAAACCAACTGGACCCCCATTTGCAAAACCAAAACCAAAAGCACCTAATACTGTCCGAAAAAACCCGCCGCCGCCTCCGCCGCCTCCGCCGCTAGTGAACAAGTTACTTAAATTACTTGTGAGGTTTTTAAAAATACTTGCAAAGTTATCCTTTAGTGATCCAAATAAATCAGAAAAAGTAGTTTTAAGAGTCCCAAACGAATCAGTTAGAGTGCTTTTTAGTTTCGCAAAAATTCCCTCTCCTTTTTCTCCTCCAGTTAAAGCATCAACTGGATTAGTACCTGAAGCAGAGCTTGCTGTATATATTGGGTTTGTTGGAGTTCCGTCTGGTGAAGATGCGCCACTTTTTCCGCCAAATAAACTTTTTATTCCCCCAAATAAGCCACCATCGGCCGCAGCAGAACCTCCACCAAACAAACCTCCTTGGCCTGTTGAGCTTCCGAATATACCAGATGTAAGTTGACTTGCAGCTTGTTGTAAAAACGCATCTCTTATAAATCCTAAAAAGTTTCTTCCAGCGTCGGATAAGGCGTCATCTAAATCTTTCGCCCCGCTAACAGCCTCTTGCATAGCGGATCCTAAATTATCACTAAATTGAATTGGTATATTTTCACCCAACTCATCACCAAAGAAAGCTATATCGTTCTCTAAATTACCAAGACCCTTCCTTATTCCCTCACCAAATCCTTGCGGTTTGTTAAGATTGTTTATTTCTTGTTGTAATTTTATTTCTTCATACTTATCTTTTAATACCTTTCTTTGATTTTCTGCCTTACCTACAGCAAGATCAAAATCGGTCTTAGCTTGTCCCGTTAATTCAATTCCTAATTTTTGTAAATCCAATTCGATCGACAATAAATCACGGCCCGACTTAACCCTGCCATCTATAAATTCTTTTTGCTTTGCCGAGAACACACTAGAATCTTTGATTGATTTTACGTAATCTTCTGTGATTCTGAATTCTTCTTCAGCTTTTTCTACTAGAAATTTCTTTAAAGCTATCTCATTTTCTAGACCTATTTTTCTTGTAGTTGTTACAGCTTTAGCTAACTCAAGCTCCTTTTCTCTTATGGCAGATTTTGGTCCACCTTCTCCAAATCCAGCAGCTGCAAATTTTCCTTGATCTATGCTTTCTTTAAATCTTCTTTTCGCTGTAGCTCCAGTCACTGCTCCTTCTCCAAAACCAGCTTCAGTTATTAATGCAGTTTCGGCGGCTTTTTTAGCAGCGGCATCTATTTTGTCGATAGCTATGATCATATTTTTCGCAAATAAAACTGGATCAAACTCAACCTCAAATGCCCCTTCAATAACACTTCCAAACTCATCTTGAAGGTTTCTGTCAGTTTTTGTTTGACTATCCAGTATTATGCTTTGTAAGACATTTTTGTCTCCAATCTTTGCTAAAGACGCACTTAATGTTTCCTTATCTTTTACTCCTCCAAAAAATCCTCTATCAATTCCAGTTAACCCTTTTAATTGTGCGTCGATTATATCTTTTATATTTGCATCCTCTTCAACACCTAATTTTTTTGTAAGTTGAGCTCTTTCGTTCGCCCTTTTTACCTCTGCGGCGAAAGCAGACTTCAAAGAGGCGGAAGCTTCTTTTGATCCAGCTGATAACTCTCCCAAATCAATATTTTTAATTGATTCGTTTAGTTTCTCAAATCCTGTTTTTGTTTTTGTTAATTCTAAAACAAGCGGCGCAACTACAGCGCCGATAGCTACAGCAGTCCCAATTCCTGGCAAAGCTCTACCAACTCCAGCTATACCTCTGCCCAGACTACCCCTAGCTCCTCTCAGTTTACCCTCTGAACCCCTCATTATTCCACCCGTCCTCGGACTACGAAAGGTAGACAACTCTGTGCCGAAACTAGATAACTTAGCCCCAACATTTTCAAGCGGTCCTTTTAATAAGCTTAATCCACTCAATAATGATGCAGCCAAAGTCAGCTCACTTATAAACTTTCCAACCCCACTTTCAGCCCCACTAAAAGCAGAGCTTAAGAAAAATAAACTAGTAGATGCTCCTAGTGCAGCACTCGAAAATTTATTTATAGATTCCTCGGCCCCTCCTGCACCTCTTTTAGCAAAATTTGGAATAGCTCCAGTTGGCTCATCTCTGGTATTTGTAACAGCAAGACCCATTGGGTTTTGCGAGTTACGTAGTTTGCCACTTTGATTGATTCTTATTTGATTTATTGGAAGACCTGCAGCCTGCTCTCTTGCGACAGCTTCATCTAAAGCTCCACCAGCAAAGTTGGGAATATATCCACTAGCCCCCCTTTTCATTTTTCTGTTTCTTATTTTGTTGTCAATGCTCTTAATATTCTCTACATTTAAAGCATTTTTAACATCTACAGCTTTTAACCCAAGAAGGTTTCCGCCTATACTTTCTATAATACCTCCAGCTTTTCCTTTAGCTACTAATTGACTAATTGCCGTCGCAGATGGTAAATCAAAAATAGAATTTGATTTTTGCGATATTCCTAATGCGCCCTGGAACGCCGCTTCAAATACTGTTCCAAATGCGCCCTCTACGGCTCCTGGATTCAAACTTTTGTCTGCGGCTTTTTTAAATTTATTATCTTGTATTATATCTGGTTGAAATCCTAAAGTTTGAGCAAAAACGACTGCGCTTTTTACCATGCCATCTCTTAAATCTTTGTATAGTTTATTTGGCGGTTCGGTATCTACGGGAATGGCTTTAATTGTATTTTTCCCAGGAGTAAGTAAATTAGTAGCCTTAGTGCCACCAATAACATCTGAATACATTATTCCGAATTCAGCTTTTGCGCCCGCTCCTTTTTGTCTTTTTAATTGCGCTCTTTGCGCAGCAGTTTTTGAAATATTCCTTTGTTCTAAAGGGGAAAGTGAATCGAACTCTTCCCTATATCTTCCTCCAGAATATGCTGAGTCATAATTTGTAGATCTTAATTGCCTTGGGGTAATGCCCCTAGATCTCATGAAATCCTGGAATGCTGAAGGAGCAACGGCAAAGTTTGGTATAAAACCACCAGCTGCATTTATTTTTTTAGCGCCAGCAGGAAGACCCATAGCCTTAACCATATTTTGATTAAATATAGCATCTCCACCTCCAGCATAATTAGGAACAAAATACTCACTTGTATTTGCTACCATTGTTCCCCGCTTACCGCCACCAAAAGCAAAGTTTGGAATCGAGACTACCTTAGAGCTTGTGGGCGCTCCACCAACTCCTCTAGATACATCACGAGCTTCAGCTGCTACATAACCACTAGCACCTCTTCCAGTTTTTCCTACGCCGCTTGTCCCGCCACGAAATCCAGCGCCAAAAAGTGTAGGAGTTACAGTTGCGGCAGCTTTTTGAACCCTAGCAAGGGCGGCAGCTTGTTGGTTGTAAATTTTTAGTAGAAGTTGTTCTTGTGCAACTTTATTGCCCTCAAGAGCTAAAATTTCTCTTTGTATATTTTCGTTCTGAAACAGGGTTTGTAAAACAGACTGCTGCAAGGCGGCTTGCTGTTGAGCGGCTTTATTGATTCCTAGTAAACTAGCAAGAGATTTAGCTCCAAACTTAGCTAAATCTACAAACAATTTTATAAATATAGCTCCAACCAAAGCGAGCCCTGGCCCAGTTAAAACACCGCCTATACCTTTCACTATCCCTTGAGCGAACTTTGCCCCCAGCGAATCGCCTTGCAATAAATCACTAAGACCATTAACCACGGACGAGAATACTTTCAATATATCCTTAACTGAATCAGTAAATCCCAATTCACCTAAAACTGAAGCCAGTTTTTGCCCACCGACAGTTAAATTATTTATTAAAGCTTCTAAGGTTTGGTTAAGTGAATTATTTTTTGAATCCAATGCTCCAGCAGCAGTTGCTGAAGTTTGTAAAGCTTTTGAAAATTGACTTTGACTAGAGTTTAAATCCTCAACCAAACTAATTAAAATATCTCTTTGGCGGACGCCAGCTACCTTTTGGATAATATCTCCAGCCTCAACGCTTTTTAGTCCAAGCTTGTTTAGTTCTCCAGCTAATTCTTGAAATAAAGGAATAGCAGATCTAACATTACCTTGTGTATCTAGAACATTAATACCCAACTCTTCTAGCGCTGATAAAGTATCTGTTCTACCTAGTCTAGCAAAAATTGTTTTAAAAGCATTACCAATAACAGCACCGCCGCGCTGAGTTCTTTCTTGCACGGTTGTTACTACCGCCAACAATTCATCAAACGAAACGCCAGCTACACGAGCAGATGCCGATGCTCGCTCAAGACCATTAATTAAATCTTCAGTAGATACAGCAAATTTTGTATCAACTTCCGATAGCTTGTCGCCAATAGCGGCAACGGTTAAACCAGCACCTTCGAAACCTTTAATAGCTGCAGTTAAACCAGCCACCGCTTGCTCTGAGCTGACACCAGCAACTCGCACAAGCTTCAATGCTGTCTCTACCCTAGAAAGAGATTCTTCGACACTGAGGCCCTGTCTAGCTAGCTCCAGCGCACCCTCAGACACTTCGTCAAATGAGGTAGCTGTTTTTTGAGCCACTTTAAAAATTCCATCTCCAAATTGTCGTAACTGCTTATCAGTTCCGCCAAGAATGGTGTTAATTTTCGCAAATGTAGCTTCTACTTTAACCGTATTGGCAATAAGAGCAGAGAAAGCTTGTGAGAGTTTATTTATAACAGCGACAGAGGCACCGAAAGCCAAAACACGAGCATTAGAAGCATTAAGTGATTTTTCGAATTCGTCAGCTTGCCCTGTTATCTTTCCTAAGGGTCTAGATAATTTATCTAGTGACCTCGCCCCTCCACCAAAATCAATACCCTTCGCTTTTGACTGTATTCTAGCCAATGCCGCATCGACCTTGGAGGTTATTACTGGATCAAACTCTACTGGTATTTTCGCCTTTGCCATATGAAGTATTACACTTAAACTCCATGCAGATCCATCATTTCTTTCATGTTCATCGACCCTCCCCTCCTCTTAATCTCCTCCGATAAATCCACAGCGTCTTCATTTTCAGACTTAATCATTTCTATATCTTCTTTATCTGCACCAAAAAAAGTAGATGCTCCTTCATCGGTTCTCATTCTGTCTCCCGTATCCTCTCTTTGGTTTTGATAAAAACCAATCAAAAGATCTGGGTCTTTAGCTACATTATCTGGTATTTTCTTATTGCAGTTTTTGAATATGTTTAAAAAATATCTTCCGTAGGATATGAGTTTTAGTTGATAATTTGTAAGTTCCCTCAATGGTTTGCCAAAAACACCAATCACATCTTCGCAAAAAGGTAAATACATAGCAAAGTATTCGCTCAAAACAGCCCTAGAGATGCTGTCATCACTAAATTTTTCAAAAAACCTTGTTTGCAATTTGTATATTTCTATTTCCTTAAAAGGCTGATTTATATATAGATCTTCAAAAACTTTCTGGGTATGATGCTCATCATAATAGAGTATGTCGTTGATTATAGACTTTTGCATACGAGAGTCTATATATTTTTCTACGGTTAACCCTAAAATTTGCTTTTTTTCTGATTCAATCTCAGATAGTTTTTTTCTTTTTTTCTCCAGCTTTTTCTGGGCCTCTCTTTTTTTTGAGGGCAGTATTATTTGAGATATTATTTTAAACAAGCTTTCAATTTCTTTTTCATACTCTTTTATAATATCTTCTTCCCGTTGACTCCACATGCCTTGCTCAAAAAGATCTAGCAAAACTTCCTCTTCTGAGAGTAGACCCTTCTTCTTGGCTTCTTCTTCGTATATTTTTTTTTGAGATAGTATTAATCTCTGCTCGTTTTGAGACAAGTGCTTGAAATATAAAACACCAAAGGTACTACTAGTGACAGTAGTACCCTGCAGTATTTCAGAAATAATTTCTAAATTTTTGTCATCATTCATCACTCTCGATGAATTTATCTATATCTTCTTTTGTGGACTCTTGAGAATAAAACCAATAACCAATAATCTTGGAAACTTTAGATACGACTTCATAGTCAAAACCCTTTCCAGATTCAAATTTATCATAAAAATCTTCAAGTTGCTGCTCAAAGTCTACCCCATTGAAAAAACTTACTAGAGAGCCATCGCTAGTTTCTTCCTTTGCTAAATTAATAACATACCACATCAGAGTAGATCTTTCCGCCTTGGCATCAGCGGTATGCTGGTAAACAGATTGGAGAGAAGTTTCTAAAGCTTGCATGTCTCTTTTTAGTGAAATGATCTCCACTTCAAGTTCATCCGCTTTTTTCTTTTGTTTTTTATCCTTTGTTCCTACAATTAACTGATACTCATTCTCTAGATCGTTGAGTTTTTTCAAAGACCTCAAAAGCTCCTTTGACTCATCTTCGGTTAAAGCTCCGCCGTTATCTGCATATTTTTTAATAAGCATTGCCTTTGTCACAATACCCATCTTAATAGCTTTACTAAGCTCTACCGAATAATGCACCTCGGCGTCATCAGCCATTCTTCTCGTCGGCTTTTGCACAACGATTTTTACTGGAGTCTTGACGGTCTTGTTTGACAAAACAGTCTCTTCCTCGCCATCTTTATTTTTTCTCTGAGTTTCTACTTTTTTTACCTCAGATTTTTTGATCGTGAATTCGTAAATAATTTCCTTAGCCATATTTTATTGTTTAAACCTAAATTCTACCGTTAGATTATCTAACTCACTATTATAATCCCGTAAAACAGAATTTCCAATATCTAGAATTTTTTTTCTATATAATTCGTAATGCTCTTCGTCAAAATAGTCAGCCATTTCAACAATTGGGTGGCTTTCTGGTGGTAGGTTATCGTAAAGTTTAGCAAAATTAATTTCGTGAATTGCCTGCATTTCCTCTAAAGTTTGCAGAAAATACTTGAACAGAAACCTGATATGATGATCTGAGCGATCATTTAAAAAATCTTTTGCAATCATAATAATCCTTACCTACTATACCCTTTACACTAAAAAATAGTGTAAAAACAAACATGGCGACCTCCTTAATTTCAGATTCACAAAAAGATACAATAAAAGCTATAATTGATGATATTCACGAAACTTTTGCTAGAAACATAACGGTGTATGAAGAGGGCGAAAAAATCTTAATAGCTGCGAGTTCTCAATTTAATGGAATCTACGGCAGGACTTCGAGCGGTTCAGAAACAACAAAAAATGTTGTAGTGGCTCACACCCTTAATGCAAGGATAAAATATATCGATGCAAAAGAGATAAGCGTCTCAGATGCAAAAATAAAAAGTGAATTAGGAATAAATATTATAGACGGCTCCGTTAGAATTACAGTAGATTTAGCTGGTTTCAATATAATGAAAAAAGCAAAACGTTGCGAATTTGAGGGGAGAAAATACACAATAAATAGTAAGGGCAACCCAACTGGGATGTTTGGCCCACAGTACTATCAATTTTATTTGTCACCCCTTGAAGAGTAATGGCCCTAGATCCCAACATAATAAGCAACTTATCTAAACAGGTCCCCAAAATAGCTCGACCACAAGTCGAGAAACAGTTTCGCGCAGCCTTTCAAAAAGTCAAAAACGAAATGATCGCAGAATTCCTAAATCACCCAGTGACTATAGAAATCAAAGAAGGTATCGGGGCTAAGAACTTAAGCGGTACACTAGATGGCGTCACAAATCTTTTTTCTTTCATAGGGTTCGATAGATCTTCAAATCCCACGGACCAGATAGAGGATATGTTATATAGAACGAGTTTTAAATTCGACAGATACACAAGCAAAGAGATAATATATTCTGTGTATATCCCAGACGCAAAAGAGATTTTTGCAGTCACTCCCATACCTTGGGCCACTGGAAGAAGCTGGGCCAAAGGCATAGAAACAGGGATTTCTGGCTTGGGTTATTACCTGAAGGTGGACAGAGACAACAGTAGATCTGGATTAGGTATTCAATCCCCACGCAAAGTTAGGAAAAAAGGTGTAAAGTTTAATAACATATCTTATATATCTGCATTAATAAAAAAATATAAGAAAAAATTTGAAAACTTAGAAATATGAAGGCTCAATACCAACATGAATTAATGACTAGTTTTTTGCTTTGGTTTGACAACCAATTACTGCAAAAGGGCGAAGCGTATTCTAATCAAACTGGAACTCTCTATTACTCTTCAGACTCTAGACTTCCCGACCCTTTTAAATCTTATTCGAGCGCCTACAAACAATGGGTCACCGACTCTTCAATAACTGGAGACGTTAACCCAATCATCCCGACGTCATTCAATGGTTATGATAGAACTGATGACCTCATTTTTGATTTCGATAATGGAAGAATTATAGAAACTGGAGGAAACTTTCAACCAACTCAAAATCTTACTGGGACTTTTGCAGTTAAAGATTTTAATGTATATTTTACCGACCAAACAGAAGAAGATCTCATATTAGAAAACGCATTTGAATTAAATAGTAGGTATGGCGAATCTCTAAGCGGCATTGCCCCTTATGATCAAGTAGTACCAGCCGTCTTTTTAAATTGCGAATATATGACAAATCAAGGTTTTGCTTTTGGTGGAGAAGATAAGACTACTAACACTATCAAAGGTGTAGTCTTTGCGCAAAACTCGTATGAGCTAGATGGAGTATTGTCAATATTCGCAGATTCGGCTCGCAAAGTTATAGCTAAAATACCATTTTCTGAATACCCATCTACAGAATATGGAGACATGAAAAATGGCTCATATAACTACGTAAACCTTTCTAATACCTATTTAGATTCCAATCCTTACTATATCGAGGATGTCACTGTTTCTAAATTTTCAGAAAAAACAACCTCAAAAATACCCAAGGGCTTGAAAATAGGCTTTATAGACTTCGAAGTTTGTACAAGTAGATTTCCCCGCTCTTAATTTCACAATCAATCCTTTTAACTGTAAACAATATTAAAATATCATGGCTAAAAATAGAGTTATTTATCAATCCGACGCGCTGTTCACCAGCAAAACAGTAAATTCTACTGGAAGCAACGAACACGCCCAACTTCGCAGAGTACAATCAGCGAATTATTCATTCAATATCACACGACAAGATATTAATCAATTTGGTCAGCTTTCTCGACTTGAAGCTATCATTCTTGAGTCCCCAACAGTGTCGTTTGATACATCGTATTATCTTGGAGACGGCTTCAATGAACAAGCTCTTGGTTTTGCCAATGACACAAATTTCAACGCTGGCTTTATCTCTGGACAAATTTCCTCCACAAGTGGAAACAACTTTTATATCCTAACAGCCCCAGAAGGCGTAGATGCTAATTTCAATACAGTATCGACTGACTATAGCACAATTGGTATAGGTAATGCGTTCCTAACAGACTACTCTCTTGAGGCTTCTGTAGGTGGCATCCCAACTATCAGCGTTTCTCTTGAGGGAACGAACATGAATGCTACTGCTGGTATTAGTGGTAGTGCTGGTGGTTTCTCTGGAATCTCTGGTGCTGGTATCGATCCAGAAGCTGGAACAATTCTCCCATCCCAGAATTCTGGCGTAAGATTTCCTGCAGCCTCTGAAGGCACTGGAGCAGCTATTCCTACAGCCCTTCGCCCAGGAGATATCACACTGTCTTTTGCAAATGCGGATAACAGCACTATTGTCGACCTCGACGGTGCAGGCGGCGCTCACGTACAAAGCGTTTCTATGTCGATCCCTCTTGGTAGAACACCAATTGACAGACTTGGAACCCGCTTCTCGTTTGCTCGTGTTGTTGATTTCCCAATCACACCAACCTTATCTGTTTCTGCAATCGTTTCTGAAACTCAAACTAGAGCTTTGACCAGCATCATCAATGGTGATTCATTCATCTCTGACCTAGAATTTACATTCAAGGATTCAAACAGTGTTCCCAAGGCGTCTTACAAGATGACAAACCTCAAACTAGATAGCGAATCATTCAGTTCGAGCATTGGTCCAAATAAGACCGTTGATCTTACCTTCTCGCTTTCTATTGGTGGGCCAGATGATAACGTTAATAACGTTTTCTTCTCTGGATCAAACACTACTACCGTTCTAGGAAACGCGCGTACGAGCATCTAATCTATGGGGTGGAGCTAACGCTAAGAAACCCCTCCTATTTAAAACTAACCCCGTCGAATTCGACGGGGTTTTTTTGTGCCTACAAAAAAGCGCAACCTCCGCCATGCAGTGGTCACGCTATCAGGGATGTGCTCTAGCGGTAAATAATTAAGCTTCGCTCCCTGGAACTCTTGACTCAATTCCTCCGACCTGTCTTGGGCTAGCTTGGTAGCTATTGTATCTAGAGACTAAATCCATAAGCTTTTCATTTGCGTCCTGAGCGAGATTTTTATAGACCTTGGACACTTCGTTCTTATTTACAAAAGTAATGGAATTATCGCCATCCCTGACGCTCAGAATATTGCCATTTGTGTCATTGGCGATCCCACGAATTGTATTTCTTGTTTGTTTGGTATAGTAGTGATACAAATACATTTCCTTCAAGATGCTTTGCTCTTCAAGATTTAGTCCATCAACAACGCCGCTAACCCCAGAAAAACTAGTATAGATTATATTGTTCAGTTGGCCAATATTGTTTTCAATCCATCCAGAAATAGATTCAACTGGTACTCCAGAGGAATCAAATTCATTAATGTAAATAGACTTAGCTAAATCTCCGATGTTGCCCATAGCAAGTTTTATCTAAAATATTTTCTGATTCGTCTTTCATATAGTATATTACACTAAAAAATTAACTCCTCTTAAGATATTCCTGCCTTAAGGCAGATATTAGCCTAGTCCTATCGAAACTTGGAGTAAAGCCCAACTTCATTGCCATTTCTTGAAGCTCAGATAGGGTTTTTCTTTTAAGTTTGTTCTCGAAGTCCTGCACAGAATCGGACGCGAGCATCTTCGCTTTGGCTTCAGTCTTACTCCCTTTCGACCCCCAATTGCTCCCCCTCCATTCGTGAAAAGCTCTAATTAGAGCTTCGTTCTGCATTTCTTCATCCGCAAAAACTCTTGTTCCTGTTTTTTCTGCGAGTGTTGATTTTCTAACATGCCCCATGGACTCTAGCTTTCTTTTAAAAACTTTGGGATTGCTTGTGCCAAACGGAGAAATGACATCTACACCCATTAGCTTTTCTTTAGCTTCAATTTCATCAATTTCATCCCTCTCTTTTCCATCTGCATAGTTTAAACTGTCCAAAGTGTTAGCCCGAACATCCTTCTGCATTTCTTCGTTATTAGGTTCGTCGTTTTCAACTGCAGTCGCAATATCTCTCTCGTCTGCATTAATTGTTTTCTGGACTTTCTTCATGAACTCTTTTACTTTTTCTTCGTTCACAGGGATAGCTTCTGGTAATTGTTCGCACTTACTTCCCTCTTCATTAATTTTTTTTGATATATTATCCATAACCCTATTATAAAACAAAAGCGTAAATATTACACAAAAAAAGCCGCCCCTTTCGGGACGGCTTAGTTTTAAGTATTTTGTTCGATTAAACGATGCAACCAACAAGAGCGCGGTCATCAAGAACGATACGACCCTCTTCAAGAGAACCGAAGTATCCGATCTTGCTTTGGCGAATGCTGTACTGGTCATCAGCGATGAGGCTAAACTCACCACCGTTTTCAGCGTCAATAGCAACTGGGCGAACCAGTGCTTCGCGGCTACGGTCGACACCAACAACAATCTGCTGGCTAGCAGGATTGAAAGAACCAGAGTAGCTGTTATTGAAAATAGCGTTGAACTTCTGTCCATCACCAAACTCATTAAGCTCAATGACATTGATGCCGTAGAACTCAGGAGCGCCAGCAGCGCGATAGGCTTCTTCAGCAATAACGTCAGCAGTTTGAACCGAATCAGTACCAGCGCCAGCAGGGGCTACCTTGGTGTTGATTGGATTGTAAGCAATAGCGCGAAGCTCTTCAACGATTTCAGGAGAAACAATGATGTCTGTAAGACCACGGCCTTGACGAGCATCAGGAGTACCACCTGTAAACGAAGTGACAATTCTCTTTGAGCGAGTCATAAGAGCATTCAAGTCAGCAAGAGTGAAACGATCTGCAGTGTCGGCTCCAATAACGTGAGCGAGTCCGTTAGTAGAAGCAGCACCAAGAGCTTTCATGATAACATTAGCAGAGATTGTGTTTTGCTTAAGAAGGATTTCTTGTGCAACACGAGTCATTGTCTTAGCGACAACGTCCATGCGGCTCTTAGCAGCGTAACGACGATCAAAGCTTACAGCGGAATCAAGGCTGTATGTAGCGATCTTAAGCTCAGCAGATGTTGGAAGAACTTCCGAAGTTGGAAGGCCACCAGCACGGCTTTGGCTATAAACTTGTACGTAATCTTCATCAGAAATGTCGAAGTACAGATCCAACGGAATCGAAGGATTGTCATCAGCATTGTACTGAAGAGTCGTGAAGAGATTCGACAAAGCAGGAGCATTGTTGATAACTTCAGCGAGAACAGGGCCGATAAACTCAGCAAGAGCAGTTTGAGCTTCGTAAGCAACATCACGGTTGCGAGAAGCCATTGCTTTTACAAGCTCGACTTGTTCTGGAGTATTTTTTAAAGTAATTTTCATATTATAAAGTTCCTTTCTTGTTATCCAAGTTTAACAATAACATAATCACCAGCGAACTGATCAGTAACAGTGTTAGAAGTACGCGAGCCAGTTCCAAGAACCATACCAAGCGAATCAGCAGAACCTACAGTAGCAGGACCAACTGTTCCATCACCAGCAACCTCAAAACCATCTCCGATAGTGAACACAGAAGCTGCGTTACCTTCGATAGCGTTTGCGCTCAAGGTAAAGATACCTTTAGTTGCGACAGGAACGCTTTGGCCAGGAAGAACAGCTTGAAGCTCTTCTTTCTTGGTTGCATTATAAAGAAGTTTCTCACCATTCTCATCAGTCTTTGCTGTTTGATTCAGGGTCAATCCAAGAGGGATTTCGCCAGAAGCAGCAGCAGCAACTTCAAGAGGGTTGGTAGGATACATGTCGCCACCGACGTGAGGGTAATCTGTCTTACCAAGATAGCTGTTAGAACCGTAAGTAATAACATCTTGGTCGAAGTTACCGTCAGTGACCTTGACGAAAACACCGTTAGAGCCCTTGCCGTCACCAGTGGTAGACTCAAGAACATCGGCGTTTTGGAGAGCGAAAACGTTAACAACGTCTTGCTCGTCATACTGTCTGAATGGAAGTAATCTTAGTGCCATAATTTTTTTTTAGTTAAATTTAGTTTTTTTTATTTTATCCAAGAATATTTTCGCGACTAAAAGCAGCAGCGAACTTATCCTTCAAAGTTTTTGCAGAAGCTTGAGCTTCGTTATTGTTAGGAATTTCTTCGTTGGTTTGCTCTGCATTCGCGAGAGCTTCTTCAACATCGACTTCTTCTTCTTTTTCTTCTTCTTCTTCGGAAGCTTGGGAAGTCAGACGTCTTTCGATTTCTGCATCGACGCGAGCCTTAACTTCTTCTTCGAATTTCGCTTTAGCTTCTTTATTTTTGGATGACCAAAAAACTTCGAGCTCGCTCTTAAACGAAGCGAAAGATTCTTCAGTGTCGTCAAGACCTTTAATCTTTTCAGCAATGAAAGCGCTGTCGCTTTCTTCTAGGTCGTAAAGAGAATCAATTTCTTCCATGCGAGCGTTGAAACGAGCGACTGCTTCTTCAGCATTTTTTGCAGCTTCAAATTCAGCAATGCGTTCTTGAGCAGCTCCAAGCTCTTCCTTGATAGATTCTACGGAAGCTTGAAGCTCTTCTTTCGCAGAAGCGATTTCGGCCTTTTCTTGTTCCGCAGCTTCAAGAGAAGCTTTGTACTCATCATCTTTTTGTTTAATGGCTTCGGCAAATGTCGAAGTCATGCCAGCGACCGCTTCTTCAGAAAATTTCTTTTCCGCAAGAGAGTCTTTTAGTTCTGATAGTAGAGTTTCTAGTTCCATAATTTTAGTATTGTTTACAGTATTTTTTAATTTTTGTGAAATTTTCTTTGACGTTTTTTCTAATTGTGATGCTTGCCCTTTATTAGAGTTTTCGTTTTTGGGTTCATCTAGCTTGTACTCTTGACTGATTACACCCTTAACATTTGCAGCTGGCTTCATAGTAAATCCTATGCCCAGGGGATAAACTTGACCAGTGATGAGTCGGTAGACTGGACGACCATCTTCGGTCTTCCCTTTACCTCCAAAGGCTCTCAGCATCCCTTTCATTTCCCTTACTTGATCGGGATCAGAAATAATTTCTGCGTCCTTGAGATTCTTACTGCCTACTGCGATTTTATATTCGCTAAACCCAATTTCCCAACTCGCAGAAACCGTATTGTGCATTTTGTTTTTTGGGTCGGTGCTTTTCTCTAGTATTTCAAAAAATTCTTTGTCTACGGTCTTATATACCACAGCACCCAAAGCGATATTAAACGCATCTTTTTCGTTTTCATCAACATTAATCAAGATAGAGCTATCAGAGTAATCGCTAAAGCCAGCATTTACAATATGACCAACAACCTTTTTCTTATTATGCTCGATATTTGTTGGTTTATGAATAAACTGCTGAACTGAATCGATTGCTGTTTTTGTATCAATCCCATCGCCATTCTTATTAAACTCGTTAACAACTGCAGCGTTAAATGCCACGCCCATCAAGTCAATATTCTTTTCTAAATCTACAGAGGTTGGTATCAACTCTCTTAAATTTTCAATATTAGCCTTACTTACATTAATGCCTGAAATCTCTTCGCAGGCTTTAATTTCGAAATCGAATTTTGCTGTGTACTTATGCATTCTTCTTGGAATTCTCATGGGTATAGCCCATTTTTTTCATATCTATATGATCTTTGTAGGTTTTTGCTTCGTAGCCTTTGCCAGTTTTTGGATCATACATCATATGAGGCTTGAAATTCTTTTCATCGGATTCGGAAGCCTTTCCTTCTTTTTTCATTTTTTCTAAAATGGCTTTTTGCAAAGGCTTGGGAAGCTTTTTTTGGTCTTCAGTCAATCCCCCTTCTCCGACTTCGTTCATCATTGCCCTCATTTTATCGTATTGCATTCCACAGCTTTTGGCGGTAGACTCTTCGTCCATACCAGAAGTATCAACTAAGGCTTTGTCATCCATAGAGCAAATATTCATGTATGACTTGTACATAGCTTCTTCAGTTTTGCTATATTTTTTCGCAATAGATATCTCTATATTGCCGTTGGAGCGGTCTACGCTCATTTCTAGGGGATTTTTGATTTCTTTCATTTTGAGTGATATAATATTGCTGATGGATAAACTTCTAATTTATGAGCGTCTGAAATCTCAAAAACACCGTTCAGGGTTCCCAGTCTTTCAATCTCCGCAAAATCATTTACACAAGAAATAATTGTTTCCTGCCAATTTTCTTTTTCTGAAGCGCAAACAACAGATTCGCATAGCTTGCTCAGCATTTTTTCTTGATCTTCGCTTAATGATTCTGAATCAAGCTTTTCTAACATTTTTTCTTTTGCGATAGAGCTCAGCGCTTCCACTTCATAAATCGTGCCTTGAATACTTTCTCTTGAGAATTGATCCTTAGAACCCTCTGGCCTTCCAGCCATTCCACCATCTGGCTTCTTTTTTTGCTCGTTGGATTCTTCATCGGGTTCAATCATCGGAACTCCTCCAACTACTGGATTAAAGTAACCTTTTTCTCTTTGCTCCACGAACTTTTCTTGCGCTCCTTCTAGCTCTTCAGCAAGGGGAAACCTTCCAGTGTGAAATAAATCCATACCTTGTTCTGCGGTCATAACGCCCAACTCCATAAGCCTTGTCGCCACACGCATAAGTTGGGTTTCGTCACGAAGGTCAATATCTTTAAATTTAACAGTTGGATATTGTCTAAAACCTAAGTCTTTGGCAATTCGACGTATTTCTGGCTGAAGAAAATCATGGATAAATGCCTCACGAGCTTCCTTAAGTCTATCAAGGAAAACGCGAGCTTTGATTTGTGCGCCACTATATTTGTCTTCATTAAGAATAATGTTTTGTAATCCTTCTTTAATATCTTTATTAATGACTTCATATTTTCCTGGGCCAACAACCTTGTTAATGTCTGGTATGACAAAATCTGCCTTTGTTGTGTAATCAGAAACAAGAACACGACCAACCGATTCGTTTTGGAAAAGTTTTTGCATGGCCTTGACATTGTTTGCATTAATTCCGCCCTTATCTGGTTCTGCTCCCATTGTGATCATGAGAATTACATTTTCTACGGTTCTCATTATCGCCTGATCCATTTTTTTCATTTCCATCTTGGCATTAATATCCTCAAGCACAGGGTAGCCAAACGGAATAGAAAACGGTTCATAATCTTGTTTTTTGTAGAAGCTGTATGCCAGTCTTTCGTTGTCTAGGTTAATTTTAAGACCATCTTTAAAATAAGCGCCATCTTCAATTAATTTTTGATCTTCTGGATCCAACGCCTCAAACACAGCCCTGTCGTAATCATTTTTAGGGTTGGCAAGTCTTTCCATATCAAACTCAGAAAGAATTTTGGCATACGCTCCATCCTTTGTGCTAAAAACAGTACTGCGCTTGGCAACAATCTCAAAAGGATTTAAAACAATGTACTTAAGCGGAAATTTATTTTCTTTCGGGGTCCCCTCTACAATTTTAGAAAACTTCTTGAAGTCATTAAGGTCAAACTTTCCATCAAGTCTATATAGAAAGATGTTTCCGCTTCTGTAGTATTCTCTAAAATATTGGTCTTTCAAATCCCACAGTTTGATTCTGTCAAAAAGTTTCATGAAGAATTCTCTGGATGTTGCGTTTCCGCCCTCCAAATAAACCTCCGCATTAGCGAACTCTGACATCATATCAATCGTGTTTCTAAAAATCGGAACATTTGCATAAGCCTTTTGACAGAGTTCAATAGCCTCTCTTACGTTAATTCCATCGCCAGAAATCTCGTAAGGAAGTAACCCGCTACGAATTTGACTAAACTTATTAAGCGGGGCCGTAACAGAAGATCTGTTTATTCTTGTGGATGTGTTTGATGATGATAGATTGCTCACAGAACCAGATCGGCTGTACGACCCCAGGGAAGTATGATAGGACTCGCCAGCAGTTGCTGGTTCGGCAATCTCTTGTGCTTGCGATGATTGTGGCGCAACCTTTTGAAATTTATTCCAATAATTAGATTTTTTCGTATATTTTCTTTTAGCCATCTTTTTTGTCCTTTTCTTTAAATGATGTTATGCATACCGCAATTCTCTGATTGATGTCTTTAAATTCTTCTTTCATCATCTTGTCGCCCAAGCAGCGAGACATGAATTGTTTTTGTTCTTCCTTTTTTCCTGGTTTTGGTATTGGCATAGCTATTATAAAGTTAGTTACACTTTTTAAAAGTCACTTTTCGAACTTTTTAAATAAACATCGGAGTAAATCCATGGTTAACTTCTTCGGGAATATTCATCATATCGTAATAAATATTCATACCCCAATTGCCTAGCACAATAGCGGAATAGGAGTCTTTTCTAGGTCTGTCTACGCCCTTTTGTCTTTTTAAATTGCTAGGAAGATCAAAACTTTGAGTTCCCCCAGCAGACGAAGTTACTTGTATAAGTGCGCATTCAGCTTTCGTTAAGTCTATCATATCCTTTTGATGTTCAATGAAGTCAATCATCTTTGCCCCAACATTCTTTTCGTCTTCATACTTTGAAAACTTTAATTCCTTGATCGGAATCTTTTTTGCTTTTTGCAAAGAATAATTATCATCCATAGCGGTCGCAGCAAAATATAACCTCTTTCTATCAAACGCTGTTTGCAACATTTCATTTGCGCTTCTAATCCAGTTGGAAACTGGCTTTCTTAAGATACATATAACATTACTACTTTTATTATAACTGCTTCTGGCGTCCCTCAAGTCTTTCTCATAATCGTGTGGATTATCTAGTTTTGGATCAAAAACCCCTATTTCCAACTTTTCTTTTTTGAACATATCGCTTTCGTTGCAGGAGTTTATAAACTGTACTCCTCCATTGTAGTCCCCCACAATCATAATAATATTAAAACTATCTAAAAGATATTTAAAATAAGTCATATGTTTTTTTAGGTTTGTCCCAGGAAGTGCGTAACTGTGGACAACGACACCTTTCTTTTTTTCTGGCATGAGCTTTATAACTTGTATAGCAAAATCATCAGAAGTTTCTGACTCAGACCAAGAGGGGTCAAACGCCATTATATACTCTGCGTCTGGATCGCCAGCCACTTCTACAGCAGGTGATTCCCCATCCTCAATAGTGCATTCAGCCATCTTACTAATCTTAAAATAGCCAGCACTGTCATCGGTAAATTGAGCATTAAACTCTCGGTCGATTTGCGACTGACTCATTGTTCCTCTTGCTTGGGATATTAAGTTTTCATCATATAGGGCTTTTGGGGCGCAATCATAACTAAACTGCATAATGCATCTTCTGCCTTGATTTTTTGCTCCAGGGTTAAAGATCATGTTCTCATAGGCTTGATACATTTTGTAGAGATATTCAAACTTGTATGATGCTGACGACAAACCAATCATTTTATTAGATGGCCATTCGGTTCTTTCCTCTTCTGTCATCTTGCCAGC